CACTGAACAGATTAAAGAAAAAGCTAAAGGACTCGGAATTGAGTTCACGATTATTCACAACAGCTTCTCGAGTACAGAAGAGTTTCCAAAACACCGTGGAATCGTATTCACAGAAGAAAAGATTACAAACTTTGAAGAAGCTAAGAGATTCTCTATTGCCTTAGCTTATGCTTTTGAGGGTGATAAGCAATGTATTGACGTTGCTCGACTCTACTTTGGATCTAAGCCCGACTCTATTATTGAGGTAAACAAAAATGCTACGGTATCTATTGAAAAGCTTCAAGACCTTGCAAAAGAGATCAATGCAGATCAGTACCTTGTTAAAGTTGCAGAGAGGGGAGCAGAGAAACCAGAGGCCACGCACTGGGGAGATTCTACTGCTCAGAAGAACATTCTGCACAAACTCAGCAAATCAAAGCAAACGTACGTACGCAAGAAGGCTATTGCCATTCTAAAAGAAGTAGAGGTATTCGATGGATCTAAGGGGTCTAGGTACGAATGTGTCTGGAGAAACACATCTAGGTTGGCCAGGATGCCTGAACTCGTAGGATCTGCGGTGTATCAATGGATGACAGACTCTATTAAGAAGAACCCTTACTTTAGCGATTGGGACTGGGAGCCAGAAGGAGTTGTGATGAATGCAATCAAATGGAGCATAGACCATTCCGACGATCCAGTTTAAAGTATGAGATAGATACCGGGCGCTTCAGGTGGCAGAGCAAGTTAATAAAGCTTATAACGACTGGTTTGGCAGCAAAAGAGACCAACCTTTGCGGGAAAGCAGTGAACCAAAAATCCGCGAAGTGCCTCTATGGGAAGACAACGATTCGTCTCTGCCAACTTTTGCAGAATCTCTCACCGCAGACCTAGGTTTTGGCGGAGATCTATATGCCAAAGATCTTAAAGGCATAGATTTTTCTGAGAACTTTAAAGATTTTGACATAGCAGCTTCCTTTGGGGCAGCTTCGCCTAGCACCTCTCGTCCCGCTCCTAGCCCACCAGTAGCACCCTCTAACGGTGATTACATATTTGACAACGACGGGGCTTTTGTAAGAAGCCAGTTCTCTAAGAACCTATTTGGTGGGAACTTAGATGTAATTACCGCTCTGGAGGCCATAGTGTTCGACCCAGGAGTAGATGGGTCTTTAAGAAACTCTATCGCTTATATCCAACCCTGGACTCGTGCTGCCACAAGTATTAAGACAGAAGCAAGCGCCAGCCCAGACAGCGTTCCTGTAGACACATCTCTATCAGATGCAATGTCCGGTATATGGAATAATGTAGATATACTCAACAACCCCGACTTACCCAGCATAAATTTTGGGCTTTTAGAGGGCATAGATACTGGATTTGTTCCTTCATTTAACTCTGATTCAGGTATTTGGGAACAAACAGATTATAACTACTATACAGACACAGACTTTAGTGACTATAGTGACTTTAAGGGGAAACTCTCTACGAGTGGTCTATATAGCAGATTTTCAGAAGACACAGACAACGCTAGTAATGCCAGCACAGATCCATCTGCCGCTGAGCAGAAGCAAACTAACTTGAAGAAAGATATTGCTGTTGGATCTAGACCTGCAGGTTTACTTCAAGGGCTATTTAATGCTCAAGGAGGAGGGTTTAATATAGGAACTATAGGTAAGGCACTTACTGGTCCTGTATTTGCAGGTAATCCTTCAGGCAGTGTCCTAAGCCAAGTAGGAAGCCTTTTGAATTCCTTTGGGGTAGGATCTAGTACGTGGCCAAGAGATCTATCTTCTAAGCAACCTAAGAGTTCTTCTCTATCTTTTAAGCCGATATCTGCAAGCTCAGGCAAGTGGCAGTTCTTATTTAATCCCAGCCAGCTAACTCTGTCCGTTGGTCCTAATTTTAAAGCCGCTGAGACTTGGGGAGTAGGAGACGAGCCTAACGCAGGTCAACCTCTGCATTGGACAAGTATGAAAAACCCTGAGCTCAAGTTCAGCAAAGTTCTGCTTAACGGATACGTATTTGGTCGCAGGGTGGAAGAGCTCGAGCAGGGACTCATCAAGCTATTCATGGAGAACCCTACAAATGATGCAAAGCACGGACCTAAGGTCCTTGAGTTTGTATGGGGCAAGAAGACTTTTGGGCCGTGTGTTATAAGAGATATAAGGATAAATCAGAAAATGTGGGACGAGGGACTCCTTGTCAATGCAGAAGTAGACTTCACTCTAGTCAGAGTACCTGAATGGACTATTAACGACGGGTACGTAAGCACATACGACCCTAGCGCTCAGAATACTATAATCGAACCAACAATAGCACGTAATGTAGCGCCCTCCAGTGGAAACGTTGGTGCTGGCACCAGCTCTCCTTCAGATGGTAGAGAAGCGCCTGTACCTGATGAGTATGTCCGTCCTACGCAGACAAGCAAGCCCATATGTAAAAAATTAGCCACAGCAGTAAAAAATAGCGTAGAGCTACTAGGTATACTTGAGTATCTGGCCGAGCAAGCAGGAAAAGCGGGTAGCCCACTTGCTTTATTTGGAGTGGGTGCTGACATAAATGCTATAGACGGATACGAAAGATCTTATTCTCAGTATAGTAACTGGTTACAAAGAGTCCAGCTCAGCAATAGCTCCACGACCTACCCATCAAAATGCGGGCGGGAATATTTTGGACAAAAAAGGACCGAACTTTCTCTACAGCCAGGAGCGATTAACGGTGACGAGAAGAAAGCTTTTTCTAAAAAAATCATATTAGAAATGAAATCTTGCGTAAACACAGTTAGTAAAAGTCCTATAGATGCTTACGCTAAAGGCAATTGCCAAGTCTGGGAGACTACCGGCGGTGAGAAATACAAGATACTTGGATAAATCATGGCAAATATAGCATTAGACATTAAGGCCAATACTAGTAAGGCCCTCGGAGAATTTAAGAAGTTATCTAGAGAACTAGATAATAAGTTCTTAGTCCAGGGCCTGAAGCTTGACGTCGTAAAAAACGCATTCCGCCAGATCAATAGGGAATTTGAACAATCGCTTGGTTCTCAAGGAATTAAAGCTTCTCAATCGACCGGGGATATACAAAGAAACGCGGCCGCGAACCTGTCTCTACTGACCGACATGACAGTCGGAATGACACAAAAGCTTACAAAATCTACAAAAGACTCTTTAGAGAAACTACAAGCAGAAGGTAAGATAACAGGAGAGGTCGTAAGAGAAGCTCTAAATCTACAGGGCGTTCTTAAGTTTGACACTGGAGATTTTGCAACACAGTCAAAGAAACTTACAGAAGACCTAGCGGTACTGGGCCAAAACTTAAACATAGCCTTTGGAGATAACCGCGCCTTTGAAGCGTTAAGTGATGTTGCTAGTGGTAAGATAAAGATAGATGACCTTAGCAATCTTGATTTTGGAGCAGGTGGCGCTGGGGCCAGAAACCTAGTTTTAAGGGCTATTGCACAGGCCGGAGGGGCAGCGTCTTTTGAGAGCACAAATGCTGCTGAAAGAACGCGAGCTATTAGATCTGTAGCAGATACTTTACTGAGCGATCCTAAAATAAAAGCGCTTAAAAACGCAGGAGCTGAAGCCAAAGCATTTGAATTAGCTCTACTAGAGCTCACCGGGGTGTTCTCTCCACAAGGACTATTTGGCGTTCTCAGAACAATAACCGATGCGAGCGGTAATGTAGCAAAATTAGATCCGTTCAAAGGTGGGCCGCCGGTCGACAAAACTGTTCTCCAGCTATCCGCCAAACTAATCAGCACTCTATTTGATCAAAACGATGGACTTTTTGCAAAACTATTAGAGACGTTAGGAGAAGTATTTGAATTTAACACAAAGAATGTTATCAAGCCTATTATGATGGGCGCTGAGCTTCTTATCGGTGTTTTTGAAACCCTGACGGAATTTGTCCAGAGCCCCGCGTTTAGGGGTTTCCTAGGTGTATTCAAACCGTTTGTTGATGCAATAAAGGGCATAGAAATGCCCGAAAAAATCACTGCAGAAGATATAAATAATGGTGTTGATAAGATTTTTGGTGGGATAAGAGGGCTCCTTTCAAATCTAAATACGTATATTGCCAACGTTGATACCAAGGTAATCTCGGATATAGTAGGCAACTTCTTAGGGCAGATTATTGAGACTCTACCAGACCTGATTACTGTTGTATTTACGTCTATTGGTAAAGCTATAGACTTCATAATAGAACTCCTTAATAGCGATGGAGTCAAAGGAGCTGATATCGGTTCGGTTTTAGCAAGTGTAGCAAACGGAATTGGAAACTTAATCTTTAAGACATTTGAGCTAATCGGGGCAGCGCTACCTAAGATAGTAGGAGCTGCGCTTAATGGTGCAGGTAAATTAGATGGTGGAGGTAAGTTACTATTAGGTGGTGCTATTGCAGAGGGTCTTACCCGGTTGTTTACAGGTAAGGGCATCTTAGGAAACCTAGGAGAGCAATTATCCAAAGGTAGGAGTAACTTAGCTTCTACACTTAACCCATTTAGCAGAGGAGGAGGAGGCGGTACTAGACAGAATAACATTGCTGCTAGAGGTAATGAGCAACAAAGATGGGGTAGGTTATATACCTATTTAGAAAATATACTTAGGGCGTTAAACGGTCAAGGTCCACTAGATCAAGACTTTGATAGAGACAGGAGGAGAAATAGATCTAGAAGATCAAGCAGGAGAGGCAGAGACGGAAGGACCGCTAATCAAAGAGCAAGGAGCATCAGTAGGATCCGCAGGAGCAGAAACATTACAGGGTTTGCTTCTAGGATTCCTGGTCTTCGTCAACTCAGATCAGCTCAATTAGCAAGGAATTTCTTAGGCGGTGGAAAACCCGGTGCATTAACGGCTCCTAGGGTACCTCTGAAACCCCTAGGGACTGGCCCGAGACCCGCAACTTTAGCGTCTCCAACCGCCACGCTCAGACCTGCAGCGGCTCCTAGGTTCACCGCACCATCAATACCCAGGCCGATAGCTGTTAATCCGTCAATTGCTCGAGGTAGCCGGGCCTTAGCTGATATTAGCAAAAGAGGGCCAGTTGCTCGAGGTAGGCAGGCTTTAGCTGATATTAGCAAAAGAGGGCCAGTTGCTCGAGGTAGGCAGGCTTTAGCTGATATTAGCAAAAGAGGGCCAGTTGCTCGAGGTACGGGACTGGGAATTAGAAATCCAGTACAAAGAGCACTCATAGGGACGAGGAGTTCCGATGTTGCCTCTAGATTTGCTAGTAGGTATGGAACTAAAGCAATACTAAGCAGAGGAGCTGGTAGATTAGGCGGAGGACTCTTACAAGGAGCACTGACTGTTGGTGCTTTAGCGACTATTTTTGGTGGTGGTCGCGCTATGGCAAAAGATATTGACAAAGACGACAGCTTAACCTCCGAAGAAAAAGAATACTACAAAGCAGAGAATCAAAAACGAACCAGGGAAAATGCAGGAAGAGCCGTTGTCGGAGCCGGGGTTGGTATACTCGGAGGAGCTATAGGATCCGCGTTTGGGCCAGCAGGAACAGTCATCGGAGGTATGCTAGGGTCTCTTGCAGGTGAGATTGTGGCAGATTGGCTCCCTGCTCCTATCTTAGAAGGCGTGGGTAAATTAGCAGAAGATATCGGTAGTTGGTTCGGTAAAGCCTGGGACGGAATAAAGGGAGGCTGGGTTTCTGCTACTGCATCTATAGGAGACTTCTTCGGTAAAGAAGGACCCATTCAGAGGTTTGGTAGGTTCGCCGGAGATAACGTTAAAGGTGGAGTAGAAAATATACAAAAGTTCTTTGGTAAAGAAGGACCTATAGCTTCCGTTGGTAATTTCTTTAAAGAATTGCCTGGTAAAGTAGCAGAGACAATCCAAAAAGCAAGTGAAAGCATCTTTGATGGAATCTCTGGGGCAGTTGATGGATTCTCGACATTCGTACTTAGAAAGGTTGGCCTCAATGAATTAGCAGACAAAATAGAAGAGGGAGATAGACGACCTCCCACGCCTCATTTTGCTGGAGGATTTAATGTTCTCGGAGGTAGGACTTCTTTCAATGAGTACGAGGCTATTGGAATGCCAGATGGTGTCACCTACATCCCGATAACATCATCTACATCTCTAGATGGTATTATGGGAGGTTCTTCTAGAGGAGAGACTACTAACAACCTTGAGGTAACTGTTAACGTTACTGGAAGCGATCCGCAGGCAATTGCAAATGAGGTAATTGCAGAAATTGATAAGATTTACCAATCTGTAAACACATAGAACTATGCCAGATTACGAATTTAGCTCTCCTAGAGCTGACTCTGATGAACTCAAAAGGGTCACTTCCAAGTTCCAAGTAGCAGACAACGAAAGGTCCGAGTTCTTCGAGCTTAGGAACGAAAATAGGAAGAAGCCCGTAGTATCTCCTTCTGGTATAATATCTCAAGACGACAAGTTTGCTCCGTCTTCTATATCTGGACTAACCTACCCACTAAAACTAGATGGTAACGGGGGCCTACAAACCTCTTCAAACTTCACTAGGCTTTCTGAGCAAATAAAAGAGATCTTAGAGACGAAAGTAGGTGAAAGAGTCTACAGACAATTTTTTGGCCTGCCAGAATTGATCTTTGAGACTATCTCTGAGGATGTACTCGCCTCGTTAATTAAGAAACAGCTCCTAGAGTCCATACCATTTGAGGTAGATTTAGAAGTAGACGTGGGTATAGACGAGGCGGGTACGGCTAGTATCTTTGTAAGATATTCTCTAGAAAGAGCAGGCTCGTTCATAGTAAAACATTCAGTATCTAATGCCTAGGATCCATAAGAATTTTGCAGAGTTTGGTGCTGATGCACAACAGATGCTCATTGATCAAATTCAAACCATAGACCTTGAGAAGATCGGCCCTAAGTCCATCGCGCACGTAGGCAAGACCCTTATTGGTTTGATCAAGCAATCCCACCGCTTTCAAGAAGAAACAGACGAGGAAGTCAGAGACAACTGGATCGCGATCCGTGAGCTATCTCATATAATCCTTGTAGAGATACTCAATAAGTATAAAGAACTTAGCGCTATGGGCGAGATCCCAGAGTGGGAAAGAGCCAATGTCATGGGAGTACTCACAGAGATCACAAAAGTCTGTCATGACGAGGCGAAACGCGACGAGCTATCTGAACTCAACTCCGGTAGTAGGATAGATGAAAGTACATTAAATGAACTTCTAGGATTATGATGAACATTGATCAGGCCCGCGCCGGTGGCGGCGGGGAAGGAACCATCTCAAAACAAGATACAAAGAAAAAGATGAAGGACGGCCCTCCTATCTTTGAGTCAGAAGATAAAGATGTTAAGCTGGCTATCCCCGAAGGTTGGAAGACCAAAGAATAGTTTAAAGACATATACCGCGACATAGAGTATAAATCAATGATGGACATGAAGATGCCTAACATGAAAGAAGGCAAGGATCACGACGGTGATGGTGATATCGATTCTGATGATTACCTAGCCGCAAAAGATAAGGCTATCAAAAGTGCTATGGGCAAGGAAGAAAGTACTGACCACAAAGAGGACGGAGATCCTTGTTGGAAAGACTATGAGCAAGTTGGCATGAAGAAAAAGAACGGTAAAGATGTTCCTAACTGTGTGCCCAAGGGCTCTAACTCTGAGTCAGAGATGTATTCCGAAGTCACTGTACCTGAAGGTTGGAGCATGAGCGAGAATGTCTATAAAGAGCAGTGATTATATTCTACCCGAGGGATGGCAGGTTAATTCATCTTTTGCTGAAACGGTAGATAAGAAGAAGATTAAGAAGAAAGATCATCTCTCAGGTAATCAAGATCGGTCTGCAATGCTTAGGGACGAGATCGGCGACGACATGGACGGCGCTGACATGGCTGAAGAGGAGTATTCTTTTTGGTGCGAATGCGAAGAAAAGAAAGAGGGGGAAGAGGAGGCTGATTACGCTGACGACGGTAAGAAGTATACCCACACCTACAAAGACTCTAAAACTGGCAAGAAAAAGAAAGTAAGATATGGCGCAAAAGGATACTCTATTTCTCCTGGAACCAAGCGCGGGGATAGCTATTGCGCTAGGAGTTACGGTGACATGAAGTCACATAGCAAAGATTGTTCAGGTAAAGACAGGAACACTCCAATGTGCCTCTCAAGACGCAAGTGGAAGTGCAAAGGTAAATCATCTTCTAAGGGGTGACAAAGTCACCTTTTTCATTGTATAATAACTTAGTATAGGAGTACTCCATGGCGTCAGCGATTTTGTATGTATTTGCATTCAGTACCTGGGGGCTGGGGCTTGTAGCTTTCATCTCATTGATTGGTATAAATGTAGAGAAGTGGAATAAGAAAAAAGAAGTCCTTGATTTTGAGTTAAAAGAAAAGACTATTCTTCTAGAGAAATTAACGTCTAATAGTTCTCCCTTGAACATGATGGCCATGATGGCCGAAATGGGAGCAAAAAAGCAAGGAGGGATGGTACCTCCGATTCCTGATAAGGTGAAAGAGCTAATGTCTAAGAGCCCCAACCATCCAGAAGTCGAAGAGATAGATGGCTCTGATGAGATTATTGGTGTAAGATTTGAAGCGGAAAATTATCCTCCTGGTTTTGAAGATGAAGAGGATTGATGGAGATACCAGAGATTAGATCTGGCATTGGTGAAATAGGTATCAGGTCAAATAGTATAAATATATCAGAGATTCGATCGTGGGAGATTCGCTCCCCGGTCGTTAATCGTCTTGGGCTAGATCCGATTACTAACCAGATAGGTAGACCTATTGTTGAACTACCTGGATGCGTCGAGGCCAGGCAGAGTGACAATATGCAATTGCTCGAAGACGACCCTAAGGGCAATCTAACTCTATGCGATGGGAGTCTTCCCTATTTTAGACCTATAGAGTTTAACCCGGAGGTAATACTTCAAACACCTAAGCCTAAGGTAAATAACAAGAAGAAAGATACTCCTAAGCCAGAATCACCCATCACAGAGGCGCCTACACCACCTCCATCGCCGCCGTCTTCGGCAAAAACAGAAATAGTCTGCCCTACTCAAGAGCTAGTAGACGACCAGCCTATAGGACTAATCTTTGATAGCGGAAGGAAAGAAGTCACCGGATACAGACTAGAGGAAGGTCAATGTATCGTAGAAACTATAGACTTATCGATAATAAACCAGGCAGTTAATGCCCTACCTCCCACAGGCACAGTGATTACAACAGCATCTATCGCAGTGGTGGCGACCACATCTGCGTTATTAGCAAAACCTTTTGCGGATATCCTCCTCAGAATCGTGAAACCTACAACTAAAAAGATCGTTAAGAAGATAGCCTCTATCAGGGGGAAGGTTGTGAAGGTTGAGTCTGTAAGGGATCGCCGAGATGCTCAGCGCGACCGGGTGAATGCGATTCAGGCTCTGCGGAAGGCTCTGAAGAAATAGCATGTAGGTGGGGATGCTTGTGCCCCGGTGGGTTATTAATCAAGACATCTGCACAGATCTTATGATACGGAGATCTTGGGTGGAATTGTATACCTTCTTTTGCCAAGTTACCGCAGTTTTTAAGTCTTGCGATTTCAAACTCTAATCTTTTACTCGAGATTATCTGCTGTTGAAGTTCTATTTGAGTCTGAGCGGCGTCTTTACATAGCCTCTGTAAGTTCTTATCCATGGGCCTAGACCAGGTCATCGAGAACCCTACACCTAAGTTATAGTTATCTTTTTGAGCTGTCCTTGTCTTCTTAGTGAATAGGACACTCCCTGGGTTATCTAATACCCCATCCCCAAGAGGCTGCCCGCTATCGTCAAAAGCCCCGAAGTTATCTGTTATGTCATACACGGGGTCGTTATAGTGGTCTTGGAAAGGTTTCTGCGCAGCGACTGCTCCTGTTACGTAAGGTGTGAAGTTCATAGTCGGGCCCTGACATTGAACTCCTCCTCCGTAAGTATTTGTTATATAAGGTCCTTGTAAGACCTGAATCGCTTGGTTGGTAACTGAGCCTGAACTGTTAGCTACTGGGGCGGCGGTTGCACTCACACCCCCCACAGTCTCTGCACTTGCAGGGGCAGTTACAATTACACTTAGGGCAAGTAGACATAATGTTTTTACTGGGTAAATATACTTGTTGTATCGGTTATGCTTTGTATCTCTGTTGTTCTTTGAATTATCGTCTGATTCTGGAGTCCTGGGCCTAGATAAGATTCCGTGAATTGAAACGCAGCTCCTGGGTTTACTTGCTGCCAATTGGGTTTCCGAGATAGATCTAGACCAGTCCATGTTGCGCTCATACCGTTCGCGTTACCTGTAACACTAGTCGCAGGTGGTGATAAACTTTCACCGGAATTTTTTATATTTGTACCAGTTACAGTATAAGTCCAGCCCGTGTTGTAGTCTATAGAGTTGATTGTCTCTACAACTTTAGAGGTGGTTTCTGTATGACTGGTCATGCTACCTTGAGAGAAATTAGGAACTACAGGCACAGCGACTGCGGAGGCCATAAGCCCGTGAATAACACCAAGACCTAATCCTAGTCCTATAGCCTCGTGAAGTCTATCCATTTATGTTAGTCGATAGAGAGTTCCGTGATAAATTGTCCGATTCCTGTAGTACCGGCACCTCCTGCAGTTACAGTCATTGCTCCGCCTGTGGTAATCGTACCTGCTAGAGTTCCGGCGACTCCACCAGATGTAGTTAACGTGCTTCCCAATATGGGTAGGGCGGGTGCAACCCCGGCTGTAACAGTCGTTGCCGATGGTGTTGCATCTCCTTCTAAGAAGCTCTCTGTGAAAGAGAAAGCGCTGCCGGCGGTATTTATACTATAGTCAGCTGCAGTATAACCTACGGCGGCACCTGCGCTAAGCGACCCTAGACCACCTGCGGTATCTAAAGTGATATTATTACCAGTTACGGAGTATGTTGATCCTAATCTTGTAGCTTGGCTACCCGCTCCATCCACGGTTAATTGGATAGAAGTCTGCATTTTATGTGTTATGTCTGCAAATGCTGGGGTAGCTAATCCCAGCAATGCAATACTAAGCATTATCTGTTTTTTCATGATTACGGATATATAGTGCACTATCCTCTTATCTTTAATCGAAAATTGTTTAAATATTAATTAGTAGAGATCTAAATGGTTCTACTCATCCTATCCCACGCTTTTTAAGGTGGATATTAACATGGTACCGATACACGCTCATTTTGCTGAATTTTTTACGCCTTACAGACCGCACACAGTTGGGTTTGATCAGCATTTCACCACACTAGATAAAATTAACAGCGCATCTGCGCCCTCGTTTCCAAAATACAACGTTTATAAAAAATCCGAAGACTCAGAAGAGTACTACGTTGACTTTGCGGTCGCGGGATATTTAGAAGAAGACCTCAAGATTAACATAGAAGGTCAAGAACTAACCGTCGAAGGAGCGATTAGTGATAAAGACGATTATATCTACCAGCACCAAGGGATCGCTAAGCGGTCATTTAGGAAAGTGCTATATCTAGAAGATAACGTATACGTAGAAGACGCCAAATTACAGAGTGGCATCTTATCCATCCGACTCAAACGAGTGATACCCGAAGAGCAAAAATTAAAAGAGATTAAAATTAACTAAAGAGTTATTTACAAGCCTTGCTTCTTATGATAGAATATTTCTATTCATAGGGAGCATTTTTCATGAGCACGATCAGTAGTCTTACTAGATCTCTCAGTACTCTGATCGAGAACCATGTCAAGCATTCTGTTTTTATCTGGGGAGCTCCTGGCATAGGTAAGTCTTCTGCGGTGAGACAGGTTGCAAAAGAACAAGGCCTAGAACTAATTGACCTTAGGATTTCGCAGCTTGCTCCTACAGACATCCGCGGTCTACCTTATACTAAAGATGGTAGGGCACACTTTGCTCCACCTTCCTTCCTACCTAATGATGGCGAAGGAATCCTATTCCTTGACGAACTGAACATGGCCTCGCCAAGTGTCATGGGTATTGCTCAACAGCTCATCTTAGATCGACAGGTGGGTGACTATAAGGTTCCTGAAGGTTGGTTTATCATTGCGGCTGGTAATCGTACAGAAGACCGTGCAGCAATCTCTCAGATGCCCGCTCCTGTAGCAAATCGCTTCATCCACTTTCATATAGACACTAGCCTTGACTCTTGGAAAGAGTACGCTATTGCCCAAGAGATTGATGAAAAAATCCTATCGTTCTTGAACTTTAGGCCTCAATTACTATATCATTTTGAAAAAAGTCAATCTGCTTGGCCTTCTCCAAGATCTTGGGAATTTGCTGATACTCTCCTTAGTATTGATCTTAATATTGAATCTGCAGTCGGTTCAGGTGCTGCTTCTGAATTCTACGCTTATCAAACAATCTACAAAGAACTTCCAGACGTTGACGCTATATTTAGAGGAGAAGATATCAGAGTTCCGCACGAACCATCGTTGATGTATGCTGTGTGTGGAGCGATGATCAACAGAGCTAAATCTGCGGATGATATATACAAAGGGCTCAAGTGGTTAATGAACGGGACAACAGAAGACTATATTGGTTTGTATATGAGCGACGCTCTTATTGCTCTTAAAGCAAAGAACCTTCAAGGGGCTTTTGTTAGGTTAGTGGCAAAAGATAAAGAAACAAAAGCTTTCATGGCTAAGTATCAGGAGTTATTGAAGTGAATAGGTTTGAAGAAAGATTTGTAAAATCTAGAGTAAAACTCCTTAAGAACTCGCCGTTCTTTGGTACCATCCTTCTTCACACAGAGTATGAACTCACAGATGCTATCGAAACAGCTGCCACTGATGGCTCTACTCTACTCATTAACGAAGAGTGGATGTGCTCACAAACAGAAGATAACTTCAACGGAGTACTTCTACATGAGACTCTTCATATGGCTCTTTGCCACATCGACAGAACAAAAGACTTAGAGAACCTAATGCTTGCCAATATAGCGGCAGACATTGTAGTAAATGGTATTATCAAAGATAACAAGATATCTCTACCTAAAGAAGCAATCTACGACGACGATTTAAAACATCTAGGTGTGAGAGAAATATACTCCATACTTAAAAATAAGCAAGACGAGGATGAAAACTATATCTCTGATAAGTACGGGGACGACAGTGTTAATGAGTGCCTAAGGCAGGATAAATCTCCGTCAGGTGGATCAGAAGAGCCCAAAGTAAATAATAAATCCAAGTGGGAAAATATAATAAATAAAGCGAAAACTATCTCTAAGATGAAACAAGCCGGAGTGAAAGGATCTGGTATGGCAAGGATATTCAAAGAACTATTAGATCCTACGATCAACTGGAGGGACGCTTTATATAAATATGTTACTCAATCAAGAGCAGATTTTGAGGGATATGATAGAAGATTCATCCACGACGGTTTGTATATAGATGACGTTGGAGGTAATAAAGTACATATCGCGGCGTTTGTAGATACATCCGGGTCGGTAGACGAGGAACTATTGCAAAATTTCTTATCTGAGTTATTCTTTGCGATTAACTCAACGCGAGGGACTACAGGGTACCTATATTATTTCGATACAGAACTGTACCCCCAGGGTCATATCGAAGACCTAGATGGTGTACCTAAACCCGTAGGCCTAGGAGGGACGAGCTTTGTTCCTATCATGGAGGAACTAAATAAGGTCTCTACAGAGAACGCTTACACAAACACGTTAGGCATAATCTACACTGACGGATATGCTCCTATGACCTGGAAGGAGCCAGAGACATCGTTGCTTTGGTGCATATCTCCAGGTGGTATAAAAAATGATGAGATCAAATACGGAGATGTTGTAAGGATCGAAAAGTAAAGTTTAAAGTTAAGTATATTATTCACTAGCCATGGCGCATCCCTATCAGCACAGAACCGAAAACTTCTTAGTACCAGAGCATGACTACGAGGAGCATACGGGAATGACGAATAACCATGGACCTACAACAATTGTGTATAAGAGGGGCGGAGCATCAGGGCCTATCGCTGCCACAGAAACTCTCACCTACGACTCAAATAATAAGATCGCCACGAGATCTATTGACTGGAACGTCTGATCTATGATATAATTAGAGGGTAATCAACTGCCCTCTTTTTATGTCTGTGAAACTTGTATGGGTCACACCAGATGCAGAGCATCTTATCTCGGACATGGCGCGTGTGTCCAACCCATCAAACCAAGGTAACTACGATACTGCAGATAAGTTAATCCGTTATCTCATCAAACATCGCCACTGGAGCCCATTTGAGATGGCCAGCATGTGCTTAGAGATCAATACCAACCGTGGTATTGCCGCCCAGATCCTTCGTCATCGCTCGTTCTCCTTCCAAGAGTTCTCTCAGAGATACGCAGATGTCAATGCATTAACAAATGTCGAGATCCCAGAACTCCGGCGACAAGACACTAAAAACCGACAGAACTCCACAGACGATTTGTCTTTTGAAGTTAAGGCGGAATTGTATGAAGAGGCCTCAGTCTTGATCGAACAATCGAAGAAACTTTATAACAAAATGTTGGATAAAGGAGTCGCTAAGGAATGCGCTAGGTTTTTCTTGCCAATTGCCACGCCTTCTAGGCTTTACATGACTGGCACTGTACGTTCTTGGCTTCATTATGTTGATCTCCGGTCGGCTAATGGTACACAAAAAGAACATATGGATATTGCATTAGGGGCAAAGAATATCCTCGCCGAGCAATTACCCAATGTTTGTAAGGCTATGTGGGGTAATCCCACTATTCAGCTTCAGCAGACTCCTTAGGGAATAGCGCAGTTTCTAACTGAGCAACAACAAGATCATCGAGGTCGTTATCTGTCTTGGAAACAATACGCTTGAGGATTTCAATAACAAGCATTTTGACCTGATCAGACTCAACGGCCTTCATGACTACATTCTTAGCGACTGGTAAAAGTAAAGACCACATAATTATATTTTTAATAGCACTATCAAGTGTCTATAAACGGCAAAACTGGACTTTGAGTTGTATTTGCTATGTTGGATCCCCCAAATGTGACAATCCCACCCCGGCCAGTTCAAGTCCCCCCTGGCCTAGGTAAATATTGCCCGGCCTAAGCGCACAGCGTTATTCCTCAGCCCACGTCGCGGGGCGCCAAGCAAACAGTACTTACTCAGTACTTACTCAGTACTTACTCAGCATTTATCCTGGGCTTCCCCAAGTCCCCAGTGGTTTGGTGATATCATCCACATCCACCACTCTTCCAAACAACGTCCGCGAAGTCACACCATCTACGTTCCCGGTCGGCAGTTTTATCATAAACGCACAGCCAGGAGGTGCCAAGTAAGATGTAGTAGTGACGGCATTAACCCCGGCCCCGGTCGTCACAGATTTAGCGATAAGGTAAGGAGTCGCATACTTAACACCCTCGATCTCCCACACCCAGCCATTGCAAGGCACAAACCCCTCGGGCGTATCCTCTGGGAACTTAACTTGTAGGTTAGCGAATGACGCCTCTAGGTCTTCTACGTCCGCCCCTTCTACTTTAAAAGTCGGGTAGGTTATCACCGAGAACATCGGCACGCCCAATTGAGTCTGCAACGACTTAACGAAGTTATTATCTGCGCTCCAAGTCGGCTTATAAGGTGCGTCAATGGGGTCGGTTTGTTTGTAGAGGTATAGTTGTTCGTCTACATTAACCGTGCCGGTCTCATCTACAAATATAGATATCTTCTCCAGTTGAGCAGGGTACTCATCTTCTGGGGTAATTTGAAATGGCCCAAGAGCCGAAGAAAAACTACGGTTTTCTAAATATGAGCTATCATCAAAAAGACCCATTTTCTTTCCCTAGTATTATATGGTATGATGAACTTTCACCACATTGCGTTATGACCGCCGCCGCCTCCCCGCCTTTCAATTCATTCAAAGTTGGTGATATTGTTATCTTAGATAATAAAACCAGTGGGTTAGTTAGTTTTATAGACTTAGAGTTAGGAACTTTAAGTGTGTTAGTCTGTAAGTCTTCTGTCCATCGCTCAAAGGACGTAAACGTTGTTATCACCAGAGCGGCCTTAGAGCGTGGGGGTGCCACTTTGCAACCTGTCACCGTCCCAGTTGACAAAGCGTAGGAGCTAGAGTATGATTACTATGGACCTACCCTTCCGCAACCCTTCATGGCTCCGCGTACCTATCCCGACTCTGCAAAGCTCAAGGCCTCAATCATCGAACTCCTTGAGAGGCGCTATGGCGAATCAGGAGAGGCCGTGCCTAAATTAGGTTTGCCTGATGACGAATTAATCGAGGGAAGGATTCGTGAGCTCATGAAGTTTTACAAGACGCCGTTCCCTAACGCCAAAGGAGAGTCGCCTCAGTATAACATCTTCTACGTCATGGCGCCGTCAGGTTACGCCAAGGACTCCAGGGAGTTAGACAACCTCCTCCATGACTCTATCCCTAAAGCAAAACGTCCCGCCACACGGTTATCCCGTGAGAATAAAGCACTTGAGCTAATCTCAACGATCTTCGATGAGGGGTGGAGGCGACACCCTAAGACCAAAGAGATCGTGTGGTCCGTGCCTTACAAGGCCCCAGTGAGGACGCCTGAGCAGATCGAAGCCGATAGAGCACAGGCTAGGGCGATTGCAGATGCGATGTGGAGGCGAGGGAGTAGAGATAGCTAACTCATGATGTTACGCTAAAGCGCCGGGAAACCATCAATTTAATAAACTCTTAACAATGAAACTACTCACACTCGAAGATTACGAACTAGCCGGCCAAACGTTCTGGCCAAAGTACTGGTATGTAGCAAAAGAACTAGGCGAAGAGGCTAAATCTGAAGACATCCTTAAAGTAATGGAGGCAATTGGCGGCGTTGCCTTAAGATTAGCTTTAGAAGAGAAGGATGGCCCGTTCGGGTTTAATAAGAAGAAAGAAGACGAAGAGGAGACTTCAGATGACACATGAAGAGATGTTAGACACAGCTCAAGAGCGAGAGGAAGAGGCCTATGTGGATCCCGAACTGCTCCAGTCACTAGGAGCTAACATAACAATAGAGAAGGAGATCCCATCCGACGTTGTGTGGATCGACGAGGCATTCTACATCAAGAAGACGATGTTTGGTCTACATACCAGCGTATTGAAGAACCCGCTCGGGGCTAACTTCCTCACTTCCCTTGAGTATGATGGATGCATGAAGATGACCCGGTGGCATCTAAAGTGCCTTCAGGACGGTACGCTGGGCGACCACTCTTACGTTGTTAACTCAGGTATTGTCTCTGGTAAATTGTGATTATGAACAAACTAACTAAAGTTATCGGCGCTCTTGCGCTAATCGTAGGGGCGCTGCCAACTCCCGCCTTAGCCGATTACTCCCAAGGTGGTGGGATGGAGAGTACGGATTGCTTCAAGAAAGTATATCGCGAGGAGTATATCCCAGGCACAGGCGCATCTAACCCTGGTCGGGTTAGGAAGTATTACGAACGGCAGAAGGTAGCATGCGCACAGCGAGGTGCGCGACGGACGCATCACCAGGACGCTCGCGTCGATGATAATAGTTGCATCGAAGGTAGTATACTTGGAGGGATCGCAGGTGGGGCCGCAGGGGGGACACTAGCCACTAAGAAGAACTGGATCTGGAGCATACCCGCAGGGATAATTGGCGGGGCGATGGTTGGATGCCAGGTGGATGGGGGGTGAGCGCAAGCGCTCCCGGATGGGCCACCTGAGGTAGTGGCCCAACAGCCCTGTCAATCCGGCCCAATCTCGAGTATACTGTACTCATGAACAAAACGCTCCACTCCTCTTCTACTGCTCCCTTAATGACTATCTGGAACTGCTACGGTTACGACACCAAGAAAAACATGCGCGATGTCTTATCTTACATGGAACCTTCTGCCTCTGAAGCGTATGCTCGCTGCAGAGAATTACATCCGAATTTTGAAATCTATTCGGTGAAACTTAGGCCTGAACAATGATAGTGAGGTGAGGGCCTCATGGCCAAACAAATCCGGTCCTGGAAGTGGTCCATTGGCCCTGTCACTTGACCCCTATCCATAGTATATTAGTCTCATACCAAACAAACTAACCCACTTCATGGCTATGATCCCCACCAACCCCGAACTGCTCAATACGATTGGCGCCCACGAAGATATCGTAGAGGTCCGACTTGATATCACACGGAGTGCCGCGTATCTCATCTCAGAGGAGGGCTACGAAGTGGAGTTGCAATGCGATAATGT